TATAATTAAATCTGATAACTGACCTATAGAAGCTGAACCACGAAGACTATTCATAGTAACTTCTTTGCCATCTTCAAAACCTTTATCGCCTTCTGACCTACGAAGGTGAGATATGAGAATAACTCCTATACCTGTTTCTTCTACAAGTGTTCTTAATTTACTTACAAAGTAATCAATAAGTTTTCTTTCATCACTTGTGTGTTCGTCTCCAAGTGCAGACAAAGCCATGTGTAAATGGTCTAATACTACAAAGTCTACTTCACAAGATTTAGCTAGGTATCTTATTTTATTAAGAAGGCTATCGGCGACTGTGTTGCCAAAATGGTTATATAAATAAAAATTCCCATTACCAATAGTAGATTTAAAAGTTTCCTGTAATTGTGTTTCACTTATTCCTTCTCTTGTTAAATGCAAAGGTTTCTTCAGGTGAACACCCATAATACCTAACGCACTACGTTTAATACTTTCTTCTAATGCAATGTAGCCCACCCCAAAATTTTGTTTCAATAATTCTAATGCAACATGTCTACAAAAAGATGATTTACCTACACCTGTACCTGCTGTGATAGTTGTTAGTTCACCTTTTCTTAATCCATGTGTTTTATCGTTAAGAGATTTAAAAGGATATTGTGCAGTAACATAATTATCTTCTTTCATTATCTCTTCAAAGATTTCTGAACCTAAAACAATACCATCAGGTCTATATGGTTTTGCGTCCCACATAGCTTTAACTAATTTATCTTGCTTACCTGCAAGTAACATTTCATTAGGGTCTTTAAGTGGTAGAGAAGCAATCTTGGCTTTATTTGGGGTAAGAAGTTTAGCACATTCTAACGCCGCCTTTTGCCCATGTTCGTCTTGGTCGAACATAAAGATTACATTCTCATAACCCTCCAAGAATTCTAGTGACTTTTGAATATCTTTTTTTGCACCTGCCGCACCTGTCTTAATAGACACAACGTCCCATTTGTTGTTATCCATGCTTTGCGACATTGTAAGAGCATCTATTTCTCCTTCACAAACTGTCAAATATTTCCCACGTCCTTTACAAGTTTCTTGTCCAAACAATCCTGCTTCTTTTGGATTGCCTAACCATTGAAAATCTTTGGAAGGGTATCTTAATTTTTGTGCAACTAATTCTTTGCTATCATTATAATAATTAGCAATATGACATGGACGTGCAAACCATGAACCTACTTGATAGTTATATTTTTGTACTGTGTCTAAATTAATTTTTCTTTTATTAAGAGGCAAGTGTTCGCCTTTGATAAAATTACTTTCTTGTTTTGTAATTGGTGTTAACTCCATTGTTGATTGTCCTTGTGTGGTTGTGTTACATGAAAAACAAAACGCATGTCCGTCTGAATAAACAGAGTTTGCGTCTGATGAGGAACAGTTGTCACAAGATGTGTGATATAAAAATTCGCTTTCAGTTTGGTTCATAATGTAATAATTTGATTTTTAATTTAAGAAATTTTGGCAACGTGGCGGAATGGTTACGCAGTGGATTGCAAATCTACCTATCCCAGTTCAATTCTGGGCGTTGCCTCCACTGGCTTGGAGTAACTTCAGTCTCCCTCCATTACCCCATAAATACGAAACGCCTCTAGCTATTTCTAACTAGAAGCGTCTCAATCAACAATCGACAGTACGTCAAAAGACATACACGATTTAGAGTTAATTGCATTTCTGCAACCCACTACCTCAACTTTGTACTTCACTTTCAACTTTTTTACAAGTTCACGCAACGAAGCGTATTGTTTAATTGTGAAGTTAGTGTCGAGACTTTTTCCATCATCAGCTAATCCGCCGACTAAAGCTATCGCTATGGAATTTTGGTTAGTAATTAAAGGTTGGTTAATAGGTAATATAGCACCAGACATATCTTCTGGTCTTCCTTCTTCTATTGTACCATCTCTTTTAATTATAAAATGAAAAGCGTTATGAAAGAAACCTTCTTTCCTATGTAGCAAAGTTATATCCTTTGCATTTAAGTCTTGATTAGATTTTGTTTTAGTTGAATGCACAACAATAAAATCGGTTCTTGCTCTGTAATTATTGTCCATTTAACCACTCCAATGGAATATGTTTGTCAGCATATTTAAAACCATACTTGTCACACCACATAGCGTAAGTCGTAGAAGATTTTTTTGATATTCTGCTTCGTGAATTACTAAAGACAAATCTAATGTCTTTCTCTGGGTGCTGTTCTTTGACAAGACGCATTTTTTGTCTGTCTGCTGATGTAAACAATCCTTTTGTTTCTATAAATATATCTTGTTTTTTAAGGTAAAAGTCTGGGGTATAAGAATGAGCTTTCGTAGGTTTAACATAAGTTAATTTAACCTTCTCATATTCATACTTTACACTATTAGCGTCTAACTCTTGTGAGATAGCTATTTCTAGCCCAGACCTAAAACCATATTTAAGTCCTACTTGATTAGAAGTCAGTATTGCTCGGTTGTACTTCATTCTCAAATGTTTCTATTTCTGGTGCAACATAACCATCTTTAATTTCTTCAAAGCCATGCCCTTTTGCTCCTGCACCTGCTCCGCCTTCAACTAATTTAGTTATCTGCACTGCCTTTAATCTCAATGAAACACCTGCACCTGCCATTGCAGTGTAGTAAGGTATCATGTCAGCAGAAACTTTCATTTCTGAACCTGACCATACTTGCTCTTTCATAGGTGTGCCTTTGCTATCAAAAATTGGTATCTTGATGTCTATTACGTCACCAGATTTCATCATAATTTTTGCTTTAGCTTTGAATTTGAAGATGATATTGCCAGTTGGTTTACCCTCAATATATTCTTCTTCAAAAGGCATGTTTGCTGTTTTGGGTTCTTTACCTTTAGATTTTTCTTTTGCCATTTCTAAAGATATTTTCATCTCGTCTTTAATAGACTTGATAAGTGATTGTGCGTCAGACCCTTTGATAATTAGGTTAGTCTTAAAGTGACCACCATTCTCTTTATCAAATTTAGTATCTGGCGTATTTAACCAACAAAATTGTGATACACCTACAGGTGTTACAATCTTGTTATATGTTTGTTTACTCATATTTATCCTTATTGTTATTGTTCTCTGTGTTTTCTCTTTTGATTGTTGATTTACTAATAGTGTAACTTTACTATCCGATAGTGCATAGGTTTAGGCAAAGAAAAACTTGGATTGATATAGTAAATCTAACTCCAAGTCTCCACTATCAGGGATTGTAGGTAGTTTGCCTCTAGTTTCCTCATCTAACAGCTTTCCCACATCTTCCTTAAACTTACCTAATAAGTCTTTACCAAAGGTTTCTACAAAGGCTTCTCTGATAGATACATTTAGCTTATCAATGTCACACGCATGTGTTGCAAAACTATCATGCACATTACAAAAATTATCAATACCTTTTGCTTTTGCAATATTAACAGTTTTAATCATACAAGCACTATCCAAGCTATGAACGTAGTTTGCCGCAACAGCATTTCTACTTCTTAACTTGTCAGTTTCTTTTGTCTCTTCTTTTATCTGCGGTGCAAACACCTCTCCCATTAAATGAGAACGTACTCTTTTACTTTGCATTTCTGGGTAATATTGAAACACAGGAAAGCCCACAGGTGTAACCCAGTGAATAGGTATTCCTTCTTTTGATATTACCTTTGCATTGTTTTGTAAGTAGTCCATACCAACCCTAGCAGATTTTAAGTTCTCACCTATACTTGCCCAAATAATTTTAGACAGATATGTTGCAGGTTTGAACATGTCATCAAATGGGTGCATTTCTCCTTTGTCTTTTCTTTTAGTTAAATCTTCTACTACAAAGTCAGTACAAGAATATCTAGTTGACCCATAACAGATTGTCATAATAGGTCGTTTACAAGTTGAACGCTTAACACCATAGTCTAACCATTTCTGTGCCAATGGGTCTCCCTCACTAGCTTTAACTTTCAAAGTTTTAATTACTTCGTTAGCTACTAATTGGTAGATGTCTTGCGGTATCTCACTAGGCAAACAATTAACTAGCTTACCTGCAACTTTATCTTTCAATAACAATGAATAGATTTGTAAACCATTACAACTGCCATCTACATTAACAGGTATATGAGAGACAAACCCATCACCTGTTTCTTGGTATCTTTTCCATTCATCACAAAATGCCAAAAATTGAAAAGGATTATCTGCGTCTTCCCATTGTCTATTAGCAATAGGGTCTTCAGCACATTCAGTTATCCATTGTAGGTTATCGTAAGACCATTTCTCTCTGTCCTCAAATGATACCTTGTCATTACCCCACATATTAGAACCATGCACTGCTAACCAAAAGACACCTCTGTTCTCTTTTGTGATAGCTTTACCTTGACTAAAATTAAGCAATGCTTTTGCACCATTGATAGACTGATAGTTTAGAAAAGCAGGTACACAATAAGCTCTACCTCTAAAGTCTAATTGTAGTGGAAAATACAACGTAGCATAATCTTTAAACTTCTCTGCCAACCATATAATTTTAGCATATAGAAGTCTTTTAGATACCATTCGGTTATTTTCTGTGTGGACAATGACACTATCTTTCTTAAACTTTTTGAGTGCCTCTGGGTTAGTCTCTATGTCATGCGGTTTGTTGGGTAAATCAAGGTTCTTAATTGGTGGCATACCTCCAATAGATAGTCCTTTGTCCCAAGCATTTTGCATGACTGATAGAATAAATGAATTAATCTTATAGGCTGTACTTTGCATAAGATTGACCGCAGTAGTTACTTCAGGCATAGCACAGTTCTCCATTTCATTGTTAAACTTCTTACCTTTTTGCTTAACTAGGTCTAGTTCTGGCATTTCTGATGTCCAGTAGCCATGACCTGTTACTTTGCCGTCTACAACGCTTTTAGGAGGCATTACCATAGGCAAATACTCTGGGTTTAATAGCTCGTTAAACTTATTACGATTATCTATCCAGTCCTTAGTTTTGGCTGTTTGTTTAATAACTTTGACAGTTTTATGCTTATGCTGTTCAGTAGCTATTTCAACAAGACCTGTACTTTCAATCAATAAAGACACAAGCTCCATTCCAACATGCAGTCTTTCAGTGGTACTCCATTCTTCCCACCTCATAACTTCATCTCTTTTGGCACTTTCTCTTAACTTACGTCTTTTGTAATTATAGTTCCAAGACCTTTTATCTAAATCTTTTTTGACAGTTTCGTATAGCTCTGGGTTTAGTCCTTTAAAGTTTTTAAGACTAATTTCAGTTTCAATACGACCACCTAATGTAATGGCACAAGCAGTCAGATTTTTAGTATTAGTAATAGTATTGATTACATGTTTAGCAGTTATCAATGCTACTATTTTTGGGTCTACTTGGGATATGTATTTGAGAGCAATGGGTGTTTTAGAATGAACCTCTGGTAACGCTAGTTCAACCCATTCAGCAATGGCTATTGCAAGGGGACGTATCGTATTTGCTACTATGACTTTTCCGTAAGATGTGACGCTTTCTTCTTCACGTTCAATGTGTGAGAGCCTCCTCTTATTTGTCCGATTTTTTCCAAGTTCGGCAGACATCTTTTCAGTTTGCACTTGGTCTTGGTACGTTGGCATTATTTCTAATATCTTCATGTATTCTCCTGTTTGTTGATGTATGCAACTGCGGAATGACCTACAATTTAGGTTCAATCCTTTGCTATTTATTGTTCAAGGTGATAGAGAATAGTTGTTTGTT